CGCGATTCCGTCTCGATGCGCGTCAGCCGCCCCTGAAGAGTCGCGCTGTCGTCCGCCTCGCCGTCGCCGTCGGCATCCACGGTGCCCCCAGCCACAACGGCTTCCAAAATGTAGTCGAAGCGCGTCAGCAGCGTGGTCGGACTCCACCCCGCGGCAGCGACCCGAGAGAGGGCGTAGTTGAAAATGTCCTTCTCGATGACCTCGCGGAGGGCTGCCTTGACCTCATCCTTGGTTGCCATTTGATCCCACTCCTTTACGACCCCCCACGGGCGGGTGTCGTTCTCGCATGACGTTTCGTACCGAGCACTAAAGTGCGCGTGGTTGGTGTGCGGGTCGCTGCCGGTGTACGGCTCGGGATTCCAGTCGTTGTCTTTGTCGTAAATCTGCCGGTCAAAGATGATGTAATTGAGCCGACATTTGTCAGTAGCCGACAGCCACTTCTTCTTCTCGCCCGCAACAACATCCAAGACGATTTGCTTGAACGTGCGACCGGCAGGCCACGGGCCCGTTGAATCGATGTCAAGCGCGTGCACCTCGTTGACCTTGTCGGAATCCTTGGCGCGCAGCTTGTCCGAATCCTCATCCGGAGTGTGATCCGATGAAGATGTGTGGTTCTGATCGCCGATGGTTCCGTCCGCACCCTTGTCCCTTTTTGGGGCAAGGGTATCGAATTCTCCTCGCAAGCTGAGCAAGGATGGGATGACTACCCAGTTACCCACCTTTTCCTCCTTTTAACTCGGTCGCAAGAACTCTATCCCAAAGACGCTCCGGAACTGTCCGCTTGCGTTGGTATTGTCCGCACCAGCCGAGTCCTGATTCATGATGTGCTCAACATAGTCCGTGGACCCGTTCAGGGAAATGTCCACAATGGTGGGCATCGAGAACGACTGGAGGCCGGTGCTCGCCGTGCCCATGCGGCCAGCCGGGGCCTGCGCGGACGATCCATTCAGGCGGATCCAGGTGCCGGCCACGACAGGAGTGGTCTCCGTCTCGAAGAAGCCGAAAGCGTGCACTCGGTAGAGTCCCGCAATGAGCGGAGTGATACGGGTCGTGTTCACCGTCTCGGAGTGATAGGTATGGGTATCGATGGCCGTGCTTCCGGCGCCGTACTGAATGGCTACATCGGTGGCGTCGGCTAGTGCCTGCGCGCTCTGCTGCACAAGCCGGACGATTGGCCTGTTTACCGTGTAGTCGGCCAACTGCTGCAGAAGCGTGGCGGTAAGCCTCTGGCCAACGGCGTAGGAGATGGTCATCGATTACCCGATTCCGAGATAGTACGGTTGGAATAGGTACGGCTTATCGCCGTCATGGTGAGTCTTCGAGATTCCATTAACCGACCGGGTAATGGTCAAGTCTTGGTAATTCACGCTGTTATTGCTCAGGGTCATGTCATCGCAATACAGCAGCGTTCCTGCCGCTGGGCTACTCAGGACCGTGAATCCGTACTGCGCGATGGCCGCGCCGGCAGGCGCCGGGGCCGTCACCGTGCGACTCGTCCACGCGCCGGAGGCCAGGGCCGCGGCACCGGAGTCCGAGGTGGAGAGGTAGACGCCGTCCTCATCGAGCCAGTCGATGCTGACGCGCACGTCAGCCAGGAGGGCCGTCGAGCGCACCCACCCGGTCAGCGTGAGTGAATCCCCGGCGGCGATGGTCGGCTGAAGCTGCAGATAGAGCGGTCGAACATAGGCCTGCGATGGCGCTCCGGTCACCGTGATCAGGCCCGATCGAGTGCCACCGTGCGCGAACGTGGTGCTGCTGGTGAAGGTGCAGCTCGACGTGAGCCAGTTCGCCACGTCGCCGGCCACCTCGAAGTCGCCGTTGATGAGCATGGCATTCGCCGAGACAGCGCTTCCGGCCGTAACGGTAATCCGCTCGCCGTTCACCATGATGTCAAAAGGAAATTCCGACGAATAAGATGCCGTAGTCACCCAAGCGGGCTCGGTCAGGCCATCGCTGGTGGTTTTCGGCGTACGAACCCTCATGCTGGTCGCTGCAGGCGTAATTCCCGTGGATGAGCAGTGAATCTCCGAGACGTTGTTATCCATGCGGGGCTCGCGGCCGGAGTAGTCCCCGAGGATGGGCACCTGGAAGGGCCCTCCTGGCACCGTATTCTGCGTGACGCTCCATAGCATGTTATGAATGGTCTCGACGTAGCCGAAACTCACCAGGAGAAGATCCTCCGGCGGAACACTCGGCGCCGCGCTCATGTTGGTGATTGAGACTGGATCTCCAACATCACTGGCAATGACGCCATTCATGAGAGAAGTCGTGCCATAAATTTGGGCACGGTGCAGTGCGATTTCCAGGCTCGGAATTCGGCGCTCATTCCAGGTACCGATGTGCACGCGTCGGCTGGCCTGATCGTAAAGCTGATCATCGTCAGCCACAGCGAATGTCTCGCCGAGTTCGTAGCGCCCGACGCCAGGGGAAGAGTCGTCGGGCGCCCGAACGTTCTTCGGCCGGTCGTCATCGGCCACGTAGCGCGCACTCGATCCGCCGGAGCGCGAGGCCGTGAAATCGTTGACGACATAGCGGTTGTCGTTCACCCGCTGGCCGAGTGTGACTATCTCGGAATTGTCATAGCTCAGCGAAAGACCGCGCCGATTTCCCAAATAGCGCCCGAAGACGGCCAGGAAGCCGGGGCGGTCCCGGATATCCGTGACGATCGCGCCATCAACCTTGGCACCCGCGGAGAAGATATTAAAAAGGGAGTCCGCAGTTTGCGGGCCCACCAGTTCGGTATCGTCCGGATCGCCGAGCCAATCCAGGGCCTCGCCCTCCTCCTCGGCCAGCCGGAGGCAGCGCCGGCCGAAAGCCTCCCCGGTGTATGCCTGGCTGGCGTTCAGGAAGTTCGTCTCCGTGAGGGGAATGAGGTCGCTGGAGAAGGCGACGTGCGCAATCTGCATACCGGCAAGCGTGGCGTCCGGCACCTGGAAAATGGCATCGCCGAGTTGCCTCATGGTCCCGGCAAAGCTGGTACCGCCGACAGCGTGCGTGTAATAGGTGGTCGACCCCACGCCGTGCCAAGTGGTCTCCCACTTCACGTTGCCGCCTACCTGGCTAACCATAAGCTCCATGCCGACCCATACCTGCGAAGGGTCGGCGCCAGTCCCATAAGCGACTGCTGCCGATGAAATCAGCGTGTTTGTTGCGTCATAGTGGCGGAAGTTGTAGCCCGTTGCCCCGACGGCGATGGTCCACCAGTTCGCTGTCGCCGCCATGCCCATGCGCGCCGATGCGATGATTTGATCGGACGCGGGCAGGGCGGGTAGCTTGAAGTAGAAAATGAACGTCGTTTCGCCGGTGTTCGTTACCGGGGGAGGTTTGAAATTTGCCGAGCTGGTATTCGGCGCCGTAGTGAGCGTGAGCGCGCCGCTGGAGCCATCGAATCCTGTGGGGCTGCCGAACGTCCCCACTGTTACCTTGCCCGGCGAACCACCTGAAATGGCGTTGGCCGCTTCCGTGGAACCACTCGCGTCTTCGCACGGCCAGTAGCTAGTCAAGCCATAGTTACGGTAGCGCCGGTAGAGTGCTGAGCCGATAACGCCTTTGTTGTTTTGGTAGCGCGAGAGGATGCCGGCGGCAGTGCTGGGGACATAAAGATCGTTCTCTGACTGATCCCAGGAATCTGGGAGACTGCTCAGCTCGCCGCAGAATCGGATCCTGTCCGATGCCAGCCGGATATTATCGCCGGTGAGTATCCAGGTGTTCGGGCTCGCGCACGTGTCCGCCCATGTGGTGGATTCGATGCCCTTTCCGGCGGCACGGAAGTCGGCCACGAGAGTCCCGGAGATACCGCTGTAAACCTGAGCAGCGTAGATCTTCCCGCGAAAGCATGTGTGGTCGCTGAATGCCCCAGAACCGTTGTGCACGGCGCCGAGCGTCAGGTTCCCCGAGCCGGAGAAGATGGATGTGACACCCACGCCGGTGAATCCGCCAATAAGCGTCCACGATCCGTCAATGGTGTCGGAGTAGTAGAACTTCAGATCATATCCACCGGCGCCGTTGTTCACGTCCAGCGTGGCCCTGTATGCGATGCGCACCGTGGATTCCGGCACGAGATACGATCCCGAATTGATGGTTACGGTGTTCGCGAGTGTCCCGTCGGTGGACCACCGAAGGTAGAGCTTTGCATCGGCACCAATCCAGAAACTATAGGAGCGATTGTTCGTGCTATAGTCCCATTTGGCGATGAGCGGATATGCCGCAGCATTCCGCGTGTAATACGGGCTGATCTCGATGCGGATATCAATATCACTCGTGATATCCAATGATGCTTTATCGGCCGTATAGGCATACTGACTCGACTGGAAGGTGTCGAAGTCTGGCATCCGGAGGTATTCCTCCCAGGTACCAGACTTTTTCACACCAAGGCGGCATCGGCTATTCAGGTTCAGCTTCCCGAACAACGGAGAATTCGGGTTGTCGTCAGTGAATAAGCCGCTGGTGTTGCTCAGGGTGAATGTAGCCGTCATGGGTGACATGGAGGCTTGCTGGTCTTGCACCCCTCGCGAGATACGGATCATGTCCTTCTCGCGCACCTTCAGCGCGCTGCCGCTGTAGCTACTGACGTACGTCCCGTCGACCTGAAGTTCGAATGTCACATCGGTGGGGGAATGTGAGGGCATTTTCTCCTACTTCCCCAGCGCAAGCTGAACGTCCCCGCCGAACTGATTGGCTATCTCCCAGCGCAGCGTGCGGAACAGGAGATCGACCAGCCCGCGCTCGGTTGTCCGGTCGGCCACGGCGCGCACGGTGAGCACCCCGCCCCCGCCGCCGCCCTGGCCGAGCATCCGCATCGTGTCGGGGTTGGAGTGCACGCGCGTGCCGGCCGGAAGGTCGGCCAGCTCGGGGCCGTACTCACCCACCAGCGTCAACCCGCCGCGGGCTCCGCCGGATGCTGCAGCGCCGACGATGCCGCCGCTCGCGCGAGCACCGCCGTGCATGGCCTCATCGCCGCTCGCGTTCACTCGGGAGACCACGGTCGTGATGCGAATGGTCTTCCCCCGAAGGTTGTTCACCTGGGACTGGAGCGCGCGCAGCCTGGCCGCGGCATCGTGGGTATTGGCGTAGAAGTCGATCTTCTTTGGCTTCAGTAGACCCATTTGATCGGCGAGAGCCTCAGCTTCTCGTTTTGTCTTGCCGAACTGCATGGCAAGCGAAACGAATCGGTCACGGTTGCTTGCCGCGACCCTGGACGCCTCCTTGCCCTCACCATTCAGGGTTACAAACGCCTGATAGGAGCGCGTCAGCTCACGCGCTACCTGAGAGAGCGCTTTCCGGTTATCGAGCTGCTTTTCGGTATTGGTGCCGAGCCCTTTGCCATTCTCCTTGATGGCCTTTTCTGCCTTACGGAAGGCTTCAGCGACATTGGTTTGCGAAGAGAAAAGATCCTGCCCTTTATTCGCGGCATCGCTCATCTTGTCGCCATAGGTCTGCATTTGCATGCCGGCCTTGCCCGCGGCCTCACCCGAGCTAAGAATCGCTTCGCTGACCTCATCAACCTTCGGCGCTGCCCGATCGGCAGCTTCCCCGCCCTTGTCCATCCAACCGAACAGTTTGGGGAAGAAAGTCACGGCATCGTTGATCTCGGTGTTCATGTCAACGATGACGGAAGAGACTTTGGTGAGCCCTCGAATTACTCCGGCTGTGATGACAATCAGGGAGCCGAACGACTCGGCGAACTGGTCTGTCGAGTTCGCGGCGTCATCGGCGCCACCAGCGATGATGTCGGCAGCTTTTTCGAACGCCGCGCCAGTGATCTCCACCGTCCGGCCAAGCGAGTCCATGACGGGCTCGGCTTTATCGGTGAGCGAATCAATACCGCGAAGGATGCTTCCGACCGCACGCGTCGATGAATCGACCAGTGGGCCAAGAAATTGCGAAGAATTGCCGAAAATCCGCTGGATGGTGGGGCGTAGCGTCTCGAATCGGCTCTCAATCAGGCCGATGCTGTCTAGTACCGGCTGAACAAAGCTGCTCGAATCCTGCTCCAGGCCGGAGAGGAGGTTCTTGCCGAGTTCCTTGCCGGCGCCCTGGACTGCCGGATTCCGTACGGCGAGCATGACCCCACCGACGATGCCGGCACCACCGGCGCCGCCGATGATGGCCGTAGAGAGGGCCGCGCCAATCATCGGGGACGCGGCGGCGAGCGCGCCGATCAGGATGGTGTTGCCATAGGCGCCGACCTCACGGAAGGTATCCGCGAAGCCGCCCACCATGACCTTATTCGAGCCTCTGACGAGTTCTTCGCCAAGAGCCGTGCCGCCTTCTTTACCTGCGGCCCTTGACCGCTCAATGATGGTTTTTTTGGTGCCCTCCATGTCCGCCGCGGTCATGTTTTTGTCTACGCGGACATGAATAACAACTTCATTCGCCACCGGGGTTTCCCCTCCTCTCTATGGCTAATAGTTGCAGCAATTGCATATCCTCAGCAAGTAATTGCGAGGGTAAGCAGTGAAACTCTCGGCAAAGCCCTAGAATCAGTTCGGCCTGAACCAATTCCGGGGGTGGTTCTACAACATTTCCATCGGAATCGATGGCTCCGCCAACTGCGAGCCATTTGTCGATTTCCGTTCCAAAGGGTCGGGTACCGCCGTCGACGCTCGCCACCACGCCCGAATAATGGGCACGATGCTCGCCTCATCGAGATGCGCCTCAATAGCTTCCTTTTCCAGGGGAAGCGGGAGACCGTCCTCCGGGTGTTCGAAGTTCCATGAAACGGCATACTTCAGGAAGATATCGATCACTTCACTGATCTCGCTCGTACCGAGCGTCGTCAGTGCATGCATATCGGCAATGGAGCCGGAGCGAATTTTTACCTCCGCTCCTTCCATATCGCCCTCGAATCGGAGGTCAAAGATGCGACCAGGACGGAAACCCATGGGATGGCCCTTTTTCTCTCTACTAAGCCCAGGTGGGCACGGTACCGTCAGCCAGGACGCCCGGGGCCGTCCAGGTGAGTTCACCAGACTGCGCTCGCGTGAGCGCGTAATCCGTGTAGAGGAGTTCGCCGGCCAGTGTCTGGCCGCTAACGACGAGCGTGGTAGTGCGAGCGACCGAGGTGCTCGGAACCGTCTTGAACGTGTCGTGGCTCAGGTTCGAAGCGTCATTGAAAACGCCATTGAGCGTAACGGTGAAGTCGGCCAGGAGAAGCAGACGCTCGTACGCGCTCTTGTCCACGCCCGTAACGTCCTGCACGCCGCGCGGCGTACCGAACTGGAAATTGGTGATGTCATTCTTGATGGCATTGACTGACCCGGCGGAATTGTCCACCGACAGGGTAGTCCAGCCAAGGCCTGTTTCTTTTCCCATTTCTTAGCCTTTCTGGTGCGCTCGGACGATTTGGTCCTGGTGCTCTGCGAAGTCCTCAACCCAGAACTCGGGTCGCGTGTGCTTCACGGCTGCTGTGCCGCGGGGATTACCCCGATAATCTCCATCCCGTACAATGAAAAAGGGTTCACGTTCGAGCGGCACCTTATGCGCCGTAAAGCACTGCTGCTCCGCGGCGAAGGTATACGTGATGATCGTGCCAGCTTCTGCGCGCATGAACGTACGACCGCTCAACTTCTCGATGTAGGCCGCTTGCTGCTGGCCGAGCTCAGTGCTCACGTCGATAACTGACCTGAAGCCCTTGGCGTACCTCTCGCATTCCACTTCCTGACACGTGGCCTTACGGAAGTGGGTTTGTGCTGGTGCCGAGATCTGATAGGTCTTGAAATTCTCCGGCCCTAACTTCGGATCGATGCGGAATATCGGGCGCATCAGAAGCTCACGGCCGTGAGGTTGCGGTTCCCGTTCACCAGGAAGGTCGCGGCGCTAAAGGTGCCCGTGGTGACTACGCGAAGATATCGGCGCACCGTACCGGAAACGGCGATGCGCTCCGAGGTGGGCCCGGTCGCGGCCGTGAATGCGGCGCCGGAGAGGTCCAGCCATGCGGAGTTGTCCGCGGAGTCCTGGATCTTCACGGTGACCGAGGTACCGGTGAACGCGGTCACGTGAAGGTAGAACTGCGCGCCGTTGGTGCTCGATGCGCTGCCGTCCACGCTGCTGCCATTGGTGGCCACAGTGTCCGAGCGCAGGCCGGCGGAAAGCTGCTGCCCCCACTCCAGGCCATAGCCGTTGGACATGGCTGCCACAGCGAACGAGAGCGAGCCGTCTTGGCCGCGCGTACTGTCGTAACCGATCTGCTTGGCTGTGCAAGAGGCGGCCGGTGAGCCGAGCGCGTACCCGCGGCAGTAGGTGACCAGGACATCCGCGGTTGGCAGCGCGGCCAGGCGGGGGTGGGCGGCGCCGGCCGCCTTGTCGAACCACGCGGAGAAGTTGATGTCCCCCGAGCGCAGACCGCCCTCGCGGTCGAAACCGGATTGCGTGATGTCCGTGAGATCGAGCGCCCCGGGGCCGCCGCCGATGCGCTGAATGGAGCCGATGTCTCCGGAGAGGTCATACCCACCCACAAGCAGGTGATCACCGAGACCTGACTGCTTGGCCACTATGCCACCTGATCCCATACGTCGTTGACGATTACCGGGATGCGGATGTCCATCACCCGGTAGATGCGTTTTTCAATGGTTAAGTATCCTGCTTGTGCGCCGAGTCCGGGACCGTGCGCGCCGAGCAGGTCAATGTTTCTTGCCAGCCCATCGAGCTGGAAATTGCCGGTGTATGCGCCCACTAACTGACTTGTGGCGTCGGCAAGATCGGGATCTACCAAATCTTCTGGCTGTGTCAGGAATCCTCGGTAAATGCGTCCAGTCAGCTCTACTCGCGCAGAGGTCACAGCAAGTCCGCTTGCCAGTGCAATTGGCTGAATGCTATTCAAATAGACTGCATACGAGAGATCGTTGGTTGGCGCCGACTTGGGTTCATGCTTGACGACATTGACGAAGACGCCAAGTTCCATGGCGTGACTGGCCACTTTATCGATGATTGCGTTAACGTCCATCACATTCTCCCGATGAACGGTCCGGCAATCCGATTAGCGACCTCGCCCGCAATGGCGTCAAGCTTCTGCGTCGTACGCCGGAAAGTGAAATAGCCCGGGAATCGCGTTACCGGGGAGTTTCGCGAGCCCGTACCTTCCAGCCAGTGACCGTAGATGATGCCACCATCGGTGATATTGCCTTCATCGCCATGAGCCTCGCCGTGCACGCCGGCCTGAAAACGGCCAGTCGGATGGCGCAAGACATGAGTCAATTCCTCATGCACGAGCAGGTTGCCCATGTCCGTGACATCGGAGACAATGGCGTGGCACATCTGCTCTACGGTGGCGATATCTCGCCCATCGAAGAATGGACCCTCGTAGGTGACGTAATATTCACCCATTAGACTGCCCGATGCCTGAGTTTGCGACCGTACGCGGACCATACCCGCTCTTCGAGCGCCTTCAAGCCACGACTGGTAAGTTCGCGCGCGTCATCGCCGGCCGACACGGTGCGCGCGTATGCCGAATTCTCCTGCGCATTCTGGTCAATGACGTAGGCAATGGTGAGTTGCTCGATCGGCGCCGGCGGCTTGTAGATGTAAACGGGTGCGCCACTGGAATGGCTGGCTGCGGTGGTACCGAGCGAGCCCCGCTCGACGGTAAAGGTTCGACTCCAGAAGATGGCGCCGAACGAGTGCGCAGCCAGAACGGATCCGTCCACGGCGCGCCGGATGGTCAGATCGTTGCCCGCGATGTCAACCACCAGCACGCGCTCGGATCCGATGAGAAGCGTCTCTCCCACCAGATATACCGAGCCGTCGGACACCGAGAGGGTTACGGCCGAATTACTGGACGCGAGCGTCCCAGTCTGGCCAGAGTAGGACCATGACCTTTCCTGAACGATCATGCGCTCCGAGTCGACGCGAAGGATGTCTCCTACGCTGATGAGCGCATTGGCCGGAAGGGTGGTTGTCGAGTCATTGACTCCGGAACTCAACTGCCATACGGCGCGTGAACGCTCCTGGACGGGTGCACCGCACCACACGCCGGTAATGGCCAGTGAATTCTCGCCGGTGCCCGAGCCCAGGGAGAAAAGGTCCCCGGATGACCGCGTGACGATGATCGAGGAGTATGGCGGGCCCGTCTCCGGCCGGAGAAGGCAGGACGACGTGATGGTCTCCCCACCGGATACCGCTGTCGTCAGTGAGTAGAGCGAGTTCTGATTCAGCCAGAAGCGGTAGGCGCCGTCGTTGTTCGAGACTGGCCAGTCGTATGTGATGGTGCCCTGCCATGGGGCGAATCCGGGACGCGTGGCGTCTCCACGGTGGCAAAGCCTGTCGACCTGGCGGGACGCGGCCCGGATGAATTCGTCGACTTCTTCTGACTTGTAGGCCGGCATCTTGATATCCGCCGAGCGCATGATTCGCTCACGGGTGGTATAGACTGCCTCTGCGCCTATCGTCATGGAATCGCACTCGCTTTCTGGTGGATCATGACTTGCGGCTATTTAATTGGGTTTGCCGGGCACCTGACCTCAGGTCCTATTTCAGCCCAACGGCGGTTGTTTAAGCGCTTCGCACCACATATCGAGCGCCCCGGCAGATCGATCCTAGGTCAACAGGGCTCTACTTGGTGTCCCCCGAAGAGACAGTGGTATTGCCCTTCTGCGGTCCGCTGAAGCGGCCAGTGGTGCTCGGGGCAGTCGACGGGGTTGCGTCGGCGCTGCTCGTTTTCTTGCTGGTCTGCTCGCGCTTCTTCGAGTCCGGCGAGGATGTCGTTTCCGGTGACTGCGATTCGGGATCGCCCCCCTTCTCGCGCTCGGCGCCGGAGATGCCGTCGTTCTCTCCGGCACGCAGCTTCTCGCGCTCGGCCCTGGCCTTCTCGGCTTCCTTCTCGTCGCTCGGCAGGCCGACGTCGGGCGCGCCGAGTTCAAGACCTTCGGCCGGCGGCGTGCCGGGCGGGGCGATGTAGTCCGGATCGACCAATTGGTCGGAAACTCCTGAGACATTCGCTCTTGCGGACATTTCCGCTCCTTTCGTTGATCCGGACTACATACCCGAGTCGGCTGCTTTTAGGCCCGATCGAAGACTATCGACCGGCTGCTTTTAGACCCGGTCGAAGACTATCGACCGGCTGCTTTTAGGCTGCCGCGACCGACGCGCCGTTTTCCAACGGCACGTAGACTAGATCCCATTTTGCCGCGCCGGTGTTGCTGGCCGCGCAGCTCAGCAGGATCGAGCCCGGCTTGAGAAGCAGGCCACGCGCCAACATCTTGTCCGGGCTGACGAAATTCAGCGCGTCCTGCATCGCCGTGCCCGGCGTGCCGGTGATGGAATACATCGTGCCGACGGCGTCGGCGGTGATGTCCAGGACCGCGCAGAGGTCCTGCGTTGCGCCGGCGTCCGTCGGATCGAACTGCAGCTTGGTGTTGTTGGCCTGGGTTTGAATGACCGTGGTCACCTCGCCCCAGATGGCCGTCACGAGCACCTTGCCGGTGACCGTGAACAGCGTGCTCGTGGTGGTCTGCGGCAGGGCAGCGGTCGCCCGTGAGACCCTGGTGCCGTAGATGCCGAGCAGCGCGGCGACTCCTGAACTCAGCGCGGTCATGCGGTGATGCTCCGAAGGTTCTGCGGGGCCCGCTGGTAGGCGAGATCATGCTGGATCGCGACGACCGTGCCCGCACCATCGGCCGCGAGCTTCACCCACGGCTTTCCGTCGGGGCAGGAGCTCGCGAGCACCTCGACGACCACGAGGTCTTCGGTGCCGTCGGCGGCGGTGAAGGTCTCGGACGCCGGGGAGACCGCGGTGCGGTGCCAGACGCCGGACGAGACGTCCGCCGACTTGGCGTAGTAGTGATCGATGTTGTCCGGCGTCACGGCGCCGGTGCCGGCCGCGTCGGCGGCGTAGGTGAGCAGGAAGACGGTCGCGCCGTCCACTTCGTGGCCCACGAACGTGATGCCTGCGCAGTCCCGCATGGAGATGTAGACATCGTCGGCGGGGTAATGCACGTTGATGATGCGGCCGAGTGCTTCGCTCAGCATGGTTCTTCCTCTCCGGGCCAGGGTGTTAATGCTGGCCGGTACGCCCTACTCCCGGTTGGGTGCGGGCTAGATGGGAAAAACTCGAGGTTTGTTTGACTCGTCAACTAAAACTCGAGCTCTGCCCTCCGACCCGGGCGCGAGGGCCATCCCGCGGATCAACACGCCCGGGCCGGAGGAGTTTGGTCAGCGCGCGGCCAGGGTGACGAACGGGCTCAGGGTCGGGCCCGAGTTCTTCGGGGTGATCGCCGAGGTCAGCCACGGACGGCCGTCATTGCGGGCGATGGCCCGCACGGTGGTCTGATCCGAGGTGAACTTGACGTGCGCGCTGGTGTCGATCGAGAGGGTGTCCCGGATACCCACCAGGTAGAAGCTGAAGTCGACCAGCGAGAGATCGGACTGGTCGCCGAGGATGCCCGGGGTCTTCTCGGTCATGATGACCGGCCGGCCAAGCAGGGTCAGCGTCGGCGCAGCGTGGCCATCGGTGATCCAGACCGCGGAGCCACCGGTGCCGACGGTCAGCGCCATGGTCGCCAGCTCGACGAACGTGTCCGGGCTGGCCAGCCAGACGGAGCGGCCGATGGACTGGGGCAGCATCCGGGCATACATCCGGAGCACGTTCTGCCACACGATGGTGTCGGTCGGCTGGCCGCTCTCCGCGGAGATGGCGAGCAGCGCGGGGTTCGTGGTGTGCAGCGCGCCAAGTGGCTCGCCCGCACCAGTGCCGGTGAGAAAGTCGATGTCCGCGTTGTAGGCCATCGCCGGCGGCAGCATCTGCGAGAGCAGCGCGGAGACCGCGGGGCTGGACTCGCGGATGATCTCGTTGGTGAGGTAGGCGAGAGCGGTCTGCTTGGTGACGTCGAGCTTGACCCGGCCGAACTTGGCCTGGCTGTCGACGAACTCGGCGCCCTCCTCGGTACGATAGACGACGATACCGCCGAAGACCGAGCTCGCATTGGAAGTGGCGTCCACGGTGGGGATGATGAGCGTCGGACCGTTCATCGGGACCACGGTGGCGCGCGGCATGACGATCGAGTCTTCAAGCCCGAGCATCAGGAGCTGGTTGCGGTATTCCTCGGGAACGAGGAAACCGCCGGAGTCCGGGACCTTGATGCTGTAACCGTTGACGATCTCCAGCTTGGCCTCAGCATTTTCCAGGCCGCGGACCTTGTCCTGACCGGAGGTGCGCCGGTGCCAGACGGTCTGAATGAACTCGCCGATGTTCTTGAACTGGCCGTCGAGCTTGGCGCCGGGCGCCTCGGGGTTGTGCGCAAGCGCCATGCGGGCGCCGAAGTTGCGCGCCACGGCACGGCCATCGGGCGAGAGCGCAGAGTGCTGCAGCCGCGCCGCACTCAGCTCGGCGCCGGCCTTGGGCGCGCCCTGGGCGCGGAAGATGTCCACCAGGGCAGCCTGAGTGAACTCCTTGACCTGCTCGGCCATGTCGGTGCGCTCTTTGTTGCTGGCCTCGACATAGGACTTGATACGCGCCTTGAATCCGGTCTCGCCGGTGTCGTTCATGGCCTTCGCGAAGGCCTCCGGGGTGTCGAGCGACTGGAGGTATTCCTCCCAAGACGCCACGGTCTCCGGCTGAGCAGTCGTCATGCGAAGAGTCCCTTCATGCTCGCAAGCAATTCATTGTGATCCCAGCCCGGCTCGGGCTCGGATACGTTCTTGATGCTGGTGGCCTTGGCCAGGAATGCTTCGGCGCGCGTGGGAAGCAGCGCCTCCCAGCCCTTGAGCCGGTTAGCGACCTCGCTGTCCTCCTCGGGGTCTTCCTTGGCTGAGGTCAGTTCGTCGACCAATCCGACCTCAAGGGCTTCTTGGCCGGTATACCAGGTGCCGTCTTCGCCGTTGACGGTCATGGCGTTCCGCCAGAAGTCAACGTCTTCGCCGGCCTTCTCGGCGTACATGTCAGCGATATTGCCGCTGACCTTGTCGAGCAACTCGGCATTCCCACGGTGAGTGTCGCCGTTGCCGTAGGTGAACGTCATGGCATCGTGGATCATGACGAACGCGTTGCGCGCCGCAACGACTCGATCCCCAGCCAGCATGATGAAGCTGGCCGCGCTCGCGGCGAGCCCGTCGACATACGTGGTGATCGTCCCAGGGTGACGGGCGAGAAGTGAATGAATGGCTACGCCGTCGAATACGTCCCCGCCGCCGGAATTGATGCGTACGTTGACCGGGCCGGGACCTGCCTCACGCAGTAGCGCCGCCACATCCGATGCCGAGATGCCGTCACTGAACCACCCGCCGCCGATGCGTCCGTAGATGAGGATCTCGGCCGTGTCGGTTGATTCCGCGCGCGGGCGAAGCGCGAGACCGGGCACCTCGCGGGGCTCGCGCTTCGCCGTGACCTTGATGGCCTGGATGCATGCCGCATCGAGAGAGTCGAGAATGGCGCGTCGGCGCTTGTTCACGGCTTCACCCCTTCCCCATTACCGCTGTTCACGGCTTCACCTCGGCCTCATCGCCGCGGAGGTAGACCTCGAACACTCGGGCCGCGGCCACGATCCCGGCGGCGCGCGCGGACGCGTCCACCTGGCCGGCCAGCGTGCCGGAATTGGCAGGTTGGGCGGCGATGGCCGCGTCGAGCGCCACCTTGCGCCGGGATTCTTCGACGCTAGCCATCTGATCTCCGTTTCACGACTTTGCAGCGGCACTTATTGCCGTATTTCGCCCCGATGCACTTGATGTAGCCCTTGCCGCCCGGATAGTCCGAGTAGGCAGAAGATCGGTTGCGATAGAGCTTACCAATATTCTTTTTGCAAGGATCGCAGCAGTTGTCGTCCTTGTGGCCGACGGCTTTCCAGCGCATCGCTGCTTCGATGCTGTCGGCCAGGAGGACGGCCGCGAAACTCACGCCGGAACCTTCTTGTCGTCCTTCTTTCCGGGCGCGGCGCCGGGCGGGGCCTGGACGATCTTCGGTTCCGGTTTCTCGTACTTCATGCGCGGCAGGCCTACCACATCGCAGGCCTCATCGGCATCGAATCCCGCGTCGGTCAGAGTTTTCAGCGCCGTGGTCTTGGCCGTGAGCGTGGAGTTTTCGGTCTCGATGTCCGGCGGGATGGGATTCTCGTAGTCGAATTCCAGCGTGCCCGGCTTGACACCGAACATGGGCAGGAAATCGAAATTGAGTGCGGCCTTGATGCGCTCCAAGCGCGGCACGGACAATTGCCGGGCAAACATGGTCAATGAGGCGTCGGCGCTCGCGCGGTTGACATCTTCCACGTCGCCGAGTCCGAACTTCGGAAAGCCGTACGCGTCGAGAATTGCCTGTTTCGTGAAACCTCGCGACTCCACGTACTGCATATCGCGCTGCGTGTAGGCGACCGGGATGAAGTCGGACTCTTCGAGAATTGCTACGCGTCCAGCATTATTCACGCCCTTGTGCGTCTTTTCCCAACGATCGAGCATTTCATCGAATTCTTCATCGGTCACTCGGCGCGGCACCTTGATGACGCCGCCAGGCTGCGCGGAGTTCTCATAGAAGGCATTCGACCACGCCGTCTGATTCCGCTCATTCTGGATGTCACCAGCCAGAGCAGGGAGCGGGGACGTCCCGTGGTAGATATCGAGCGGACTCGGCCAGCGGAGAAAGATGACATCCTCGCGCCGGAGCGGCACCTGCTCACCGTCCGGGGTCGTGTAGACGTAGCCCTTGATGAAATCCCGCACGGACTGCACCGGTTCCATGCGATCCGGGCGCACCGGCCAGATCTCTATCGGCAGCACGCCGACGCGCACGATCACCCAATAGCTCTCGCCGGTGAGATCGAGATGCTGTTGGAAGCTCTCCACGAACTCCTGCCGGCCGAAGAACTCGTTGGGCCGCTTCCAGACCGTGAGGGCCGCGTGCATGGTGACCTCGGTACGGTCCTCTTCGAGACCGCTCGCCGCGGGGCGCCAGAGCTTCCAGTCGACCAGGCTGGTCGTCCCGGCGAGTCTGCTCACCACGCCGAAGAGGGTACCGACGGCCTCATAAGTGGCAATTTCTGCCCGACGGTCCATGCCGCCCGAACTGCCGAGATTCAGCCCGAATGTCGAGCGCCATTTCGAGGTGTAGGGAACGGGAGCCTCATTGCGGACTATTCCGCCGAGAAGACTCCGTATGCTCACCTACGTCTCGCTTCCAGGAAGAAGAGTGCCGCGCCGGCAACGAACCAAGCGAGGGTTGCCGACAGCGTAGCAGCGGCGATCACGAACGCAGTACAGCCCGAAAGTACGATTCCGTGCTGGTAGAGCAGACTCACGAGGGCGGCCAGGATGCGCGCCGCCGCGGGGAAAGCGCTCTCTCGACCCCAGCGGCGTGCCCGGGCCGCGAGAAGCCTGCCGCGGGCCGGCCGAATCCGAAGGGATTCATCGCGCGCGGTCAGTAGTTCGGAGAGAGTGACGGTGGTCATTTGTCCTGCTTGCCGGGGATGACGGGCACTGAGGGGACTCGATCGCAGTACGCGCAGAAGCGGTAGCCGCCGCGGAGGGCCACCCATGGCCGCTTGCACGAGCAGGCCCGAGCCCTCATTCGAACCTCCGACCGATCATGTTGCGGATGGTCGTCGGCCCGGGCTCGACCTCGGCGCGTTCCATCACCTCGCGATAAGCCTTCTCCGCCGGGGTTTCGATGGCCTGCGCCGGCGGCATGTCGCTCGCGTCGTCCGGCTCGGGCGTCTTGGTCTCCCGGGTGGGCGTACCCGCCACAGGAGCCTTCTTTTCCTCCATGACCAGTATCTTAGCGCCTGGACATGGTTCTGATGCGCGGGCGCGGCTGGACATCTCGCTCCATCACGAAATAGCGCATCGCATCACAGCCGTGATCATTTTCCTTGAGTGGCTCATCTTTGCCCTTGTCGTGCCAGACGTAGCCGGGAATCTCCTCGATAGTGGACATCGGCTTCTTGGCATCTTCGAGCAAGACATCGCGATACACCACAGCCTCACGCATGAACATAAAGCGTGGGCGACCGCGTGAATCGGGCCGAAATCTTGCCGCCGTGGCCTGGATGCCATCGTTGACGTTCTTGTTGGCCGGGCGCGTAGGAATGCCGATGTGACGCTCCAGGGTGGCACGATCCTCAGCGTCGTGGTCGCAGATGATGACGTCCGGCCGGCGCGCGTTCCAGCCCTTGACTATGGGTCCGGCGTGGGGCAGGGTGCGGCCCGACATGGGATCGATGGCCCCCCATCCACAGATACGTCTAATATCTCTGGCATGGTCCTCAACAAGGCGCTGTGTCCGGTAAATCTCCCGAACGAGAACGAGTTGATCGTCGGGCGATATAGCCCAGTCTTGCCAGACGAATGGGTTCACGTACCCGAAGTCGATGCTCCATGCGCGTCGCCAGTCTGCTGGCACTTCAAACCGATCGACGATATGCAGCGCCGGATTAAACTCTTCATAGATGACACCTTCCGCCGCCGCCCATATGCCGTCACGCAAGCGGAGTTTGCGCACGCCCGTAAGAGCATCGAGTTTGGCGATGTAATTCTCACCCTCCTCGGTCTTCGTTCCGTCTTCGTTGAAGTACCGAGGATTGTCTTCGTGACGGGAATGAAGCATCAGGGTTTTCCCGCCCTCGCACCGCAGCTTCAGCCAATGAGTGGGCTCTTGGGGATTGCAGTCCGCGATTAGCTGCTGGAAGCTCAGTACTCCGTTGCGGAGGCGCGTGGTGCACGCTTCCCAGTCTTCGACATCGAGCTCGGTGGCTTCCTGCGCGAAGATGACGTCATACTCGGTAGACATCACCTTCATAGGATTGTCCATGCCGCCGATGGATATCGAGCTGCCATTGGAATACCGGTAGGCTGCGGGCTCGCGCCTTGATCCACCAAAATATGTCACCGTGCCGTCGAGCAGCGCCTGAGTCGCCACATGATCCTCGTACGTCTTCAGCGCCGACGTGGTGAGCGATACCGCGGTCTTGCGGATGATGAGCGCCTTCACCTTGGGAGTGAGCAGGCACATCAGGTGGATCTTTTCCAGGGCCGCGCGTGACTTGCCGGTGCCGGCCGGGCCCGCAATAAGAATCTCGGGACCTCGATAGTGCATGAGGTCCCGAGCGGCGCCGCGGGGGCGAAAGACGTGGGTGAGCTGGGTTGGCACGTACGCAATACTAGATCAGTAAAGCCCCCTGATCCACGGGGGCAGATCAGGGGGCTTTAGGCCCGAAAGTCAGTGCTCGATCTGCGCCGCGTCCGCGCGCCACATGCCAGCCGCGATCGGAAGGTCCCACCATCCCCGAGGGGTGGGGCGCGAGTTGTCATGCGCCGGCCGAACATAGTTGGGATCCCCGTTGGTCATCCATCCAGGGAGGTCATTTTCGCTATTCGCGTTCTTGACGATGGTCTTGCGAGAGAAGTGCGTGGCGTAGCAATTGCGCACAGCCTGCACGCTGTCGTGGTGGACTCGCTTTTCGTGGTTGCCGCACCGGACCATCTCTGTTCCTCCTCGCCTGCACCTGCCTACTCCTCTAGTATAGCAGAGGAGTGAATGGCCCGCAAGCACGGCAAAGCCCCCTGATCCACGGGGGCAGATCAGGGGGCTTCGGGCCCGATGTCAGGCAGGGCTATTCGTCAAGCTAACACGTCGGCGCCGTGGTCGGGTAGCCGGTCGCGCACGTGACATAGGAGCTTGTCACGATGAGCGAAAGGTTGGTCGCGTTGGCGTACGGCGCCGGCAGCGTGGTCCGGCCGAGCCCCAACGTGAGCTTGGTGCCAGTGCAGTTGTTCGTGCTGTACAGATCGATCTTCTTGTAACTCGAATTGACGATCATGTCGGTGCCAGCACCGACTGCAGTCGAGCCCCAGTTGGTGCGGCAGGACGCGCCGGCTGCACCGTCCAGTTCCTTGATCTTGGTGATCGGCACGCCGGCAGAGATACCGTCGTACGCGCAAATGGCGCCCCAGCCGGACGGATCCGTGCCAACGCCGACACCCGAGCAGTCGTGCGAGCTCGGGGTCGTGGTGCTCGCGACCGTGACGTTGCCACCGGGCCCGCCGTAGCGGAAGGCCACGCTGCTGCTGTCGTATCGATTCCAGCGGTCCGGATAGGTGATCGTGCCACCGGTATATCCCGCGGCCGGTGCCCCAGTGCCGAGAATGTTGAGGTTCGAGATCACCGCGCCCTGCGTACCGACGGCCGAGGTCGCGATATCGCCGTTGCCCATGTCGGTCTGGCTGGGGGTCTGGGAGAGTGCGACCTCGCCGAAGTTCTGCACCGTGGCCGGAGAGGTGAATGCGCCCGTCCACAGCGTGTCGGGGTAGACACCGATGAAGGTAGAGGCGTTACTCAGCCACCAGCCCTGGGTGCAGCCACAGCCGGCGCCGAAATGCTCCCACTGGATCGGGAGGGTCGCCGTGCCGACGTAGGAATTGATGTCCTGTCCGGGCGTGACGGGCGCCGTACCGGAGACCAAGAAGTCGCTCGTGTTGTATCCCTGGCCGACGCCGGAAAGCCACCAGAACACGAAGAAATGCGGGTTGTCGTCACCGTTCAGCGCGTTGTCGACCGTCCAGCCCGCTTCCACGCAGTTGTCGTGCGTGGTGTCGCAGATGGCCATCTCGGCCAGGGTGTGATAGTCCCACGAGCGGCGCTCGGGCTTGTGCACGGAGAAGGTGGCCAGGGCGCCGGTCGCCGTGGTGGGCTGGCTGAACGTCTGATTGCGCTCGGCGTAGCCGTAGCAGGGGCTGGCACAGGAAGTGGCGAAGGTCGACACCTGGCCTTTCTTGCTGGCCGCGACTGGCGGAATGGCCTTACGGATCTTCCCGCCAACCTCCTTGCCCTTGCCCTTGAGCGCGTGCACCGTGACGCCGGTGGGCGTGGGGTGGACCGGGGGCGCGGCGGCGGCGGGGTTGCCGGCCAGGGCGGTCGCGGCGAGCACGAGTGCGGCGCTGATGGCCGCGAGTGATCTCTTGATCACTTATCCTCCTTGATGGGTGGAACGGATGAACTCTAATTGCTGGTCGAAGTGGGCTTGTTGCTCGGGGGTGGGCTTGCGTCGGTTGCGGACGACTTGCCTGCGCCGGGCCCTGATTTCCGCTACGCGTTCAGGTGTGAGCGTGGTGGGATTCCAGTGCTCGCAACCCTCATCGGGATAGACCAGGGAGCGGCAGGCGCCGCATGGTCTGGCCTGCCGCTCCATTCTGCTCCTTACCTGCCCTTAGACGTGGAATCCACCCCTGCCGCCGCATGACGTGCATACCTTGCGGACGACGCGGGTCTTGGTCTCGCCGTTCTCTGTGTAGATCTCTGTGGTTGTGACGGCGCCCGTGCCACCACAGTTCGTGCACGGGACGAATCCGGGACCTTCCTTGCTCATGGCCTCCTCCTTTGGCTACGTCTAGCATAGCAGAGGAGTGAGATCACTTCATCGCTTCCGGATCCACGCCCTCGATCCGGTAATTGGTCGTCACATCGAGACCGCCCTGAACCTGCAGTCGCGTCGGAAGCTGGCCCATTTCCTCGGCAGCTTGCTTCAGCACCTGCGCCGCCGCGCGCACGTCCACTTCCATCACCGTTCCGACTGAAGCCTCCCCCGTCTCAGGATCGACGATGATATCCTGGACAACCTTGCCATTCGCCGCGAGCTTGGGTGCCGGCGTGGTGGCAACCTCATATAGCTCCTGATACGCCTCAAGGCGATTCGCCTTGTTCGCGATCAGGATGCCAGCAAAGGCGTCGTTCATGTCGGCCCGTACGGCAGCAATCTCTTCCTCGTTGCGCTGAGCGAACAGCGTGACTGCCGCAGGTGATACATCGTATCGGCGCGCAATTTCAGAGCGCGAGATCTCCTCGGCTGCCAGGAGGCGGATGATCTCGCGCTTGCGCAGCCCGCCAAGCTTGCCGCGGTTTTCTTTGCTTCTCCCGGTCATTGACTTTAACCAAGCTCTTTAGATTTTTGCACTGCCGGTGCACCAACAGTGGTCTACATGCTGCCCCACCGGCAGCGCCGCACATCGCTGGTCATATTCCACCCTGAACGGACTGCCCGCCATCGGGATCATGCTCGGCACGTCCGCCGGATCGGTGGCCGGCGTGGATCGCGGGATGTAGGCGTCCCGCGGTCGGCTGCCGGACATGAATACGGCCGGTGGAGGTGCCTGATATCCGTGCACCTCGATAACCATGTGGACACTCACTCCGAGGACATGCTTGACCCATACTCCTGGAAGTGCTTCTGTCTGCACGCCGTCAGGTACTGCTAATTCAACCTTCGAAGTACTCATCCCCAGTGGCCTCCACATGCCCAGGCTATTCCCATCACCATGACGACAATAGCTGCCAACTTGACTAGAAGTAAGAAGCGGGCCCATTTTCCCCACTTCTCTGCGCGTGCTGCCCCGTACGCGTCTGCTGCGGCGCCCCAGGCTCGTTCATGAAAATCACCCACGAGCGCGAATCTCTTCCTTGTGTCCGCGATGCCACCGTTTCCGCTGTTCCGCGTTCTGGAGTGGCTCCGGGGACTTCTCCCCGCACGAGCAAACCGCATGGGCCTCGATTGCCGAAACGTAAAACGTACCGTCCCAGGCTTTACCCTCGCGCGGCAAGGAATGTCCGGCAAGCTTGGTGCTTGTTCCTCTCACCAGTCCGCCCCCAATTCTCCCTTGAATGGCTCAAACCCGCCAGCCCGAGTCATCAAGCGCCGGGGACTCCACGTCCAGAAGGCTTTCCAGTCATCGCCCTTGCGGATGGCAACGGCTCGACAATCTCCTCGCCTGAGGCGCAATGCCCAGGTTTCGTAAGGTCCCAAGGGCCATCCCGTAGTAGCGTGCGGCATCCATCCCTTGGCGTACGTAAGCCTCGATTCCCAGCTCAATCTCTCAGCGAATGCCAAAAGGGTCAGCACGGGTGACGGCGTGGGAATATCTACCGAATCACGCGAGGTAATGATCGGTTCAGGGAAAGATTCATCGCTTGGAGGAAAGAATCCCTCCGGAAGGTCTACCTTCATCGGGAAGCAGACCAATGGATCGTTACTCGCCAGATTCATGTGAACCGGGCCCCTACCCGCCAGATTCATACGCGACTCCCTGCAACTCCTCGACCGTCTTACCGGCGGCGAACTGTGCGAGCACGAACCGCGCCGGGGGATTCTTCACGTAGCCGGCGGCGCGCTCCAGGCCTCGATAGTCGAGCCAACCAATGATCCGGTTGCACGATTTATCGCCCACGGGGCAGAGAAGACCTCGCACGGCCTCAATGCGGTTGCCGAGCATGTGATTGTGGTCTACGCCAAGCCGGCGCCCCATGCCCTTGGGATCATCAGGATGCGTGCCGCGCACGCGCTGGCAGATGTAGCAACGGCCGAGCTGAGCGATATAGAGCACTCGGTACTGCTCGGGAGTCATGCCGTAGTTGTTCCAGATACGGCGATAAAAGTTGCGCCAGGCATACGCAACCGGCTTCAACATGCCCTCAGGGGGAATCCATGTTGAAGCCGGATTAGGCTGCTCGGGACCGGGGATGGCGGGCATCGGCCGCGCAAGCGGACTCATGCCACCTTCTCCAGGTGAGATTGCTTGATCCGGAAGTGGGCCCGGTTGCGGCGCGTGGCGAATTCCTGGCCTGCGCGCTGCATGACAATATTCACGGGCCGAAGCTCGGATTCCAGCACACCATCCTCTGCCATCCGGTAGAGATGGGTAGAGAGGGTAATAGCCTTGACTTTGGGAAATGCCGCCGCTGCTTGCTCGGAAAGCGTCCGGCCATCCACGAATTCCTCCGTGGTGAGTCGATCCCACATCCATTGCCAGGCTTCGGCCACGACGCCGCCCTTCCCACCGACTTTGTAGCGCCGGAAGGTTGGCGCCACGCCGTTGGGTCGCTCGCGCATGGTCTTCTCCTGACTGTTCACTCATCTAGTATTACGCAGGAATACTTTCCAGGCAAGCGGCGCGTCGGGCGGCACAACCTACTGCTCCAGGCAAGCGGCGCGTCGGGCGGCACAACCTACTGCTCCAGGCAAGCAGCGCAGTCAACCCATGATCGGTTTCGGACAAGGCGCCAGCGTTTGGCCTCGAATCGGCGCCATACCGGATCGCAGGCCGGCCGAAGGTTATCCGGCCCGGTCAGGTGCACCGGCGCCGGCCGGATCGAGACCCGCTTGATCGAGGGCCCCGTGTCCACGGTGACGACCAGAAGCAGACCGAGCCGGAGGCCCTCCTCCACCGTGTCCCGCAGGACGCTCCTGGGCATCGTCAGGGGGATCCGCTCAGCGCCCTGGTGGTCTCGATACCCCATCCACCGCTGTCGGCCACCACACTGCACCACCTCGCCACCGGCCTCCAGGTGACTCAGGAGCCGCGCGACGTCCAGATCCCGCACCGGTGCCCGGAACCGTTGCTCGGGCTCCAGAAGAGCCGCGTGGACGGCGTGCGCCGCGGCCCTCGTGACGCGACGCCACTCCTCCGGCGTCCGGTCATCGGTGCCGAAGAACTCGCGAGTGGCTCGCTCACAATGCGTGACGTGCCGATCACTGCCTCCGGTGCCGCGGCCGGCGGCAAGCGAGCTTCCGCAATGTGGACAGATGCGCGTTTTGAGCTGATACATGATACCTCCTTATTCCTCCAGTATAGCAGAGGAGTCAAGAGGCCGGCGGTGCAGGATCCGGTGCAACCTGGGTGCACCTAGCCTGCACCAACGTTTCCGCAGGTCAACGGCCAGATTGGGGCCACTTGGTGCAGTTGGTGCAGGCAGAAACCCCATTGCGTTCTGTTTTTTCGAGAAGCACCCACTAGCCCTTACACCCAAGAGGCTCTTACTAATAGCTACTTTACCCTGCACACCCTGCACCAAGAGTAGATAAATAGGGGTTGACCTGCAAAAAGGGTCGGTGCAGGGTAGTCACTAGACTAGTAGCTGAACCCTGCACCGACCCTGCACTACGGGGCCTACCCTGCACTAACGAATTACATCACGCTGCAACCAATACCGCGCAAGGTGGTCACATACTTACCGGAATCATCCCGTGCACGCGTTGAACTAAGGCCATCCACCTTGGCACGTAAATCCCGGCTGAAGATCTCTTTGGTGGTGGTATCCCGGAATCGGCCCTCTGACTCACACCAATTCTGATATTTCAAGAAGAGATGATCAAGCGAAATCCGCTGCCCCGGCTCGATCACGCACCAATCCTCGATGAATGATCCGATCGGGTCGGCCAGGCGGCGCGTGCTCTCCGCTTCAGCCTCACCGCTCTTCGGCTGAGTAAATCTCCCTCGATTATCGAGCCGATCCAGCCCATCGAGAGCCCAGTTCAAAATCCCCGGGAGTTCACCCATGAGCCGATCCGTGAGCCCAACATCTTCCCGGCCGAAGAATGATTGCCTGAACGAGACATAGAGCATGCGATCGACCAGGGCACCCGATCGGTCCGAGAAGGTGGGCGTGTCATTACTCATCAGCATGAACCGGACACCAAGGCGACCCTTCCACGCCGTCTTGTTCTTCCGGTGCACCGTGACCTGATCCTCGCCGGTGACCTCCAACAGGATCTGCACGGCGTCCCCGATATTGCGCGAGTGCCAACGCACATCCGACGCCACGGCCAGGGCGGCGCCGACGAACGGCTCCAGGCCGAACGTCCCCCCGAGCAGGCCGAGGTTCAGGCCGGCCACGCTCTCCTTGCCCACCAGGGCCCCCAGGACGCGCGCGATGGTGCCCTTGCCCGAGCGCTTCTTACCGATCAGGGCCGCCATCTTCTGCTGGTCCGTGCGACCGCTCAGGACGTAGCCGAACCACTCGCCGAGGAAGTCCTGCGCTTCCTGGTCATCGGGGAGCACCTGGTCGAGGAAGGCGCGCCAGCCCGGCGCGCTCGCCGCCGGGTCATAGTCGAAGGGCAGGGAGAAGAGGTTGAACCGGCCCGGCCGGTGGGGCAGCAGTTGCCGGCGTCGCGGCACGCCGGCAGAGCTCTGCTCGATCACGCCGTTGGCCGCGGCCAGGACGCGATCCTCTTCGCCACCGCGGTGCAACTCGCCAACGCCGAGCGCGTGCGCGAGGTCGCCGACCTTCTTCCGGGTCGGTGCCCAGGGCATCTCGACCGGGGGCTCACCTTCCTTCTTGGCCGGCGCCAGCCAGATGGCATCGCCGGTCTCGGCGTAGAGCCAGTGTTCAATATCGGTCACCTCCTCGACCTCCCAGTGGGCACCGGCCCATCGGTAGAAGTCGCCGCGCCACCACGCCAGGTGCCGCTCGCCGTCGGTGGCCGGCAGGCGGTCCGCGAGCTCGCGCGCGACCGCGAGCGGCTGGCCGGGTGGCGGCAGGATGACCCGATCGCTACTCTCGGCCCGGGAAGGGTCATGAGGAGGGGTGCTCGTGCTGTCGGGCACCTTCTCTGCCACCCACGACCTCCCGCCCTCCGTGGCCGCGTAAGCGCTCTCGATGGTGCGCTCATCGTCGGCATCGGGCGCCGTCCAGCCGGTGATGGGCCCCAGCGCCTTGATCATGAGGCGGCCGCACCGGGCCCGGTCGACCAGCCAGGGGAAGTGCGCGCAGGCCATGGCGAAATTGTTGATCGCGCCGTTGAATCCCCGCTTGGTCGCCTTCAGTTTCTCCATTTCGGCCTTGATGAAGGCAATGGCCTGTTGCTCGGTGAATTGCCTGCTCGCCGAGTCAAAGGCCTCATCGACTTCTTGCACTGAGGGTGCAGGTTCCTGGCGCGCCGGGGCGGGGCGGGTCATGCGCTCGACGACGATGGCGGGAACGATTGGTAACTCGCCCCAGGGCCATTCGACCCATATCCAAGAACCCTGGCCGTCAGAGGTCGGCGGGGCGATGACGAATCCGCCGAGCCCGCGGATATCTACGTGCGACGCGACCTTACCGTCCTGATCATTGCCGATGACGTGATCCGGGTGGGCCCGGTAATAGCGATGCTGTCCACCACCCGCAGTGAGCACGGTGGCCGGCGTATCCTCGGCGCCGAGAGCTTCCCAGTTGGCGATGCCCTCCTCGCCGTCGCAGTCGACGACCACGAGGCCGCTTTTCCCACAGTCGATCAAGATGCCGAGGTCGGGATTTTCCAGCCACCAGGCGGCGACGTCCGCGGGTGAGATCGAGCTTTTCTCGCGCCAGCGTCCGCCTGGCTGGACGTTCTTCTTGCCGTCGGGGCGCCGGCTGACCTTCACGGGGTGGACGTAGATCCCAGATCTTGCGTAGGCGAGCGCCATCTCATACACGATGTTGTTTGATGCGGATGCGCTCGGGGTAGACGGTTTGCTAGAATCCATCCCATCCTTCTTTTCAGTTGACATAGAGCACCTAGCGCCCCGGTTTGCCGACCGGGGCGCTGCTCTTTGTGGCTAGGGTGTCCGAGCCTACTGGCCGGCCGCCCGCGTGGACATCAGCCCCGCGGGGGAGTGATGTCAGGCCCGCGGTAACTGAAGGCCATGTTGACGCGAGGATGGTTCGTCTCCGCGGAAGGCCGTTCGGCGGCTTTGGGGAACAAGGTCAACAACCACTCCGCGGTGTGCTGCTCCGAGGTGTCCCGGCACATCGGGTCCACGATCTCCATCATGAAGCTCAGCAGTGCCCGAGCCCGGATGTCGTCTTTCGGAGTGCCGCGCTCCTGAAGCAGGGCCGCGAACTCTGCAGCCATAGTGCCGATAGTTCTCCGATATTCCATCGGGATTTTGGCGATGTCCTCAGCTTCTACCATTACTTCCTCCTTTAATCTCACTTCTTGGTTACTGACGGCTGATCTTGAATGGGGCGAGTTCGCTGATTCTTCCCGCGGCACGCTGCTGGGATGTTCAAACCCCGGCGAATGCGGAATATCTGGCGACGGCTATAGCCAGTGCGATAGGCGATTTGCCCATCGGAGAAACCGCGAGCAGCGAGTTGACGGGTGATCTCCCATACGTCGCCGGGTGCCAGATTGCCACGTACTTGCCGGCCGTCAAAGACGGCGCTCACTAGCACATGATCGAACGGGACTCCAGGGCCAAGCGCGCGCCTACCCATGGTCGGTCTCCAGAGTACGTAACTCCCAACGGACGCCGTAAGGTGAGGAAAATCCGAAACGATTGAGCGCATATCCCGATGCCCTGGCGGCCGAGTCGAATGGACCGATAAAGCGTTTCGCCACGAGTCCATCAACAATGATGATGTATTTCATCATTGGACCTCGGTACTAGCCAGAGTGACCTTTTCGCTCGCGCGAGTCACGGCCGTGTAGAGCCAGCGTCGCTTCTCGGCATCCGTGGACTTCCACATCTGATGGGTCTGATCGACCACATAGACGTGATTCCATTCCGAGCCCTGCGCTTTGTGCACCGTGATGACCTCGGCGAACGTGAAGAGTCCGACACGGCCCTGATGACGGAAGCGAGCCTTGCCGGCCTGCTCGCCGAGCGCTCCACGGAATCCGTCCGGATCGAAGTAGTGACGCATCTCGTTCCCATCGTCATCGCGCAAGAGTATTGACTCGCGGTTGTTGAAGGTATTGAGCACCTCGAACTGCTGGCCGTTAAAAATGCCCAGATCCTTGTTGTTGACCAGACACATCACACGGTCACCGGGCACCGGGACGCCGGCCGGGCGCCCCTTGATCTCGCGGATTTTGCCCGTGAGGTTGTGCCGCGTGGAGTTCTTCCAGCAGAGGATCTGATCGGCTGCCATGGCGGCATCCAGGCTGACTCGCTCACGCTTGAGCAGATCGAGCCCACCCGTGCTCATGGTGCGAATATCGGTAGCGAGCGCACCGACCGGCGAGTCCAGGTAGAAGCGGTGCACCTCGCGCAGAAATGCATCCGGATTCTGCTTGGTCCAGTAGCCTCCGCCCTCGATCGGCGGGAGTTGGTAGGGGTCACCGAGAACGAGAATCGGCATGCCGAAGCTCTCGATGTCCCGGCCGATCTGCTCATTCACCATCGAGACCTCATCAAGCACAATGAGGTCAGCATCGGCCCATGCGCTCATGGGATTCAGCTCGAACTCAACGCTGTGCTTGATAGCCTCTTCGAGTCGCTGGATTTCCCCGGGTAGCGTGTTCAGGCAGGCGATTTCCATTCCGGTCGGGGCAGGCTCGATCGATAGCCGAGTAAACTCGCCGGTAAGCCGCTGAAGCTCGGCCCGAGCTTCCTTGTTATCCACAGGGCAATACACAGCACTGTGGATAGTGGTCGCCGGAACACCCTTCGACCGCAGGACATGTGCAGCCTTGCCGGTATAGGCTCCGTAAACAATATTGCTCACACCGAGCGCGTCGGCGAGGTATCTGGTGAGCGTCGTCTTGCCGGTGCCGGCCGCGCCGAAGAGGCGAAAGACTCGCCTCTCGTCATGGGCATAGTTATAGCGATACCACGTCCTGATATCCGCCAGTGCCCGATTTTGCTCATCGGATAGCTGTGCGCCCATCGCTCCCTGGCCGACTGCCGAAAGCGAGGCATCTTCGATCGGCTTCAGGCGAGCAGGCAAGCTCGGTGCGATTTTCACGGGGTCACCGCACTTCGGGCATTTATCCATGCCCTCCTTGATTTCGGTCTTGTCGTTGATGCAGCGCGCGAGTGCGGCGCCAAGGGTCGCCATATCAGTTTCCCTTCTTGCAGTCTGGCCACCGGTCGCGGAGATGGCACTTCTTGTAGGTCGCCGCGGATACCCGGCCGGTGCTGCGCTTACCGCCATCCTCCTTCACGGTGATGTAATGAGGCGTCATTCGACTATTACGCGCCTTTTCCGTCCAGCGCTTCACCACCACGCCGGACGCCCCGGATGACGCTGGCTCGGCCGGGCATCCGGCCAGCAGGGGCAGCACGAGCGCCAGGGCCGCGAGCTGGATCTTCTTGATCATCCGCCCTCCTCTCATTCCTCTACTATAGCAGACGTGTACCCCTTGCGCGCCCCCCGCACTTGTCTGCTATAGTAGAGGAGTACCCACCGAGGAGGCAGAGATGGCGATCACCGCGAAGTCCCTGACGATCAAGCAGGCCACCAGCCAGGCGCGCCGGCACGTCGACCGGATCATGCCGGGCGTCGGCGCCACCGTGGACAGTCGGCTCTCGCACGATCTGGCCAGTGACACGCCGACCATCATCACGATGATCACATTCCCGGAGCACCACGCCGCGGGGGTCGCGCTGATGGATGCACTGGACGTGAACCTTAACCCGATCGCGATTACGGCAGGATCTGCCTCGGTCACAATCACCCGGACTCGCTGATGAGGCACCGTCGCTGGTGGGAAGTTCCCGCCGATCAACAGCGCCAAGGCCGTCAGGGGAGATTGGCCCTCGCCAAGGGCCGTGATGTCGAGATTTCCTGTCCGGAGTGCGGTGAATTCCCCATCGTCTACAGCGGCAATTACTTCTGCGACAACTGGAATTATCCCGTCAATGACGGCGACTGCAGTTGGGCGCTCCCTCACCCTGCAGTCAAAAAGCGGGATCGCGAAATTTGCGACTTAATTGGAATCGATTATGACTAAACAGATCACCCGGGCCCGCTGAAGGGGAAATGACATGATCACCGATCGCACCATGAAAATTCAGGTCGAGGTAACGCTGATAGACCAAAGGTCCTACTTTGATGTTGACACCATCGTTGATGAGATCAAGGCGGAGTTCGGCCTTGTCAACATCGACGACGTGCCCAGCGAGAAGTATTGGGCCATCGTCGAAAAGCACCAGGTGGCGTGATGACCACCCGAGCCGAGCGCGCGGTAATCGAGGCCGCGCGCAACCTCGATGCCTGCTGGAAGGCCACCATCGAGCGCGTCTCAGCGGATACCGCCGCAAAGACACAGGAAGCGATTGATCAACTGTCCGCCGCGGTATCGGCTCTCGATCGCGAGAAGGAGACCATCACACTGGATGAGTTCTTCCTTGAACTGAAGAAGATCAATGGTCTTGCCGCGAACAGGGCCGCGAACAGGTTCGCCCACGGGATCCGAAGCGTCTGGGATGTAGAGATGCTCTCTGACGTGGCAGAACTCAGTTCGGAACAGGTCAGAGACGTTCGCCAGGCAGGCCCGAAGTGCTGGCGTGCCTGGGCTGACCTGCTCCGCAAGCACGGATATACACCCCGATGGGAGGGAATGATCGGTGACTGAGCGAAGCGTGGACATCATATTCTTTATTGCGGGAATGCTGCTCGGCTGGATTCTCTGGAGTTGGCTACGCTCCAGGTTCGATTTGGGCATTGAGACGTTCATCTTGGGGACTTGCGCGCTCGCCGGAGTCATTTTGATGTTTTGGGGCCACCCGTGACCGAGCCTGAAGAGATCGAGTGGGCCCATCTCGCTGAGGGCGACCAGCTCAAATCCGTGAAGAATGGCAAGTTCTATCTCGTCCGGCGTGTCCAGGCGATAGCCGGTGGCAAGGTGAAGATCGAGCTAGCGATTGCCGGCAGCAAACCTATCGAGCGCCCGACGCCCGCCGAGCCGAAAGCGTGGGTGATCCGCGGGAAGACCGGCGAGGCCGTGCACATGTTCGTGCAAGTTTTCACTTCAGGGTAATAGCCTATGTGAATGCTTTCACAAAAAAGCAAGGAGGGATAAGGGAATGCCTCCCCAAACCTGCACCCCGGGATGCGGACATCTCCGCACTTCACACGACAGGAACGGCTGCACCGACGGAGAATCCAAGAACGGTAAGTGGATTCCCTGCCCGTGTAAGAAAAAGTACATGGACCTCAGCCCAGGAAGAAGGTAGAGAAATGCCTCGAAATATCAAAGTCACATGGACGGACGGGACCTCGCAGACATTCTCGAACATTGGCCGGGAGGCAACGCTTGACGGGTGCTTGTTTCTCTACGGAATATATGAGCGCAATCACCCGATTGCTTCAATGCCGCTTCACAACGTCAAGAAGTGGGAACCGGAGCCCAGCAAATGAAAGACGACATCAGTTGGGACATGATCTGGCGATTGCTCATCATGATCTGCGTTCCCATGCTCGTGCTCGCATTCTGTATCTGCATGGTGATTGAAACGGCACAGGGACGATGATCGCGCTGTCCCTCTGCGTTATCGGACTCATCTGGAGGCGGAAGTGAATGACATCCTTGCCCTCCAGGCCGCGGTTATCCGCGCGGCCTGGAGGTTTGCCGAGCACCCGGAAAACTCACTTTTGAAGGTCGAGCTCATTCAAGCCGTCGCGACGCATAAGGAAGCCGCGATCATGGCAGGCGCTCGCGATCGGCGTGGTATGACCCTGAAAGAGATTCTGGAACACGGATATGACTACTGAGAAAGAGATCCCCTGGAATCTCGTAAACGTAACCCCGGCCGCAATTTCAGCAATTCACAAGCGACACGCCTGGAAGCATATCTAATGTTGCGATTGAGAGATTACCAGGAGCAGGCGCTTGAGGCCGAGCGCCTGCATCGTCTTGAGCACCCCGAGGAGAGCCGACTTGCCATCGTCATGGCGACCGGGCTCGGGAAGACGATCATCGCCGCGGAGCGCGCACGCCGGCACCTCAACGAGAACAGGGGCGGGCGCGTCCTGATTCTCGTACACACCGATGAGTTGGCCAGCCAGATGGAGGCCAAGGTCCGATTGGTCGTCGGCAGCTACTGGACGGTGGGCGTCGTCAAGGCGGAGCGCGATGAATGGGCTTCCAACGTCATCATCGGCAGCGTGCAGACATTGGCGCGTCCGGCGCGGCGAGCGGAGATTACGGGGGTCTCGCTGGTCATCGTGGATGAATGCCATCACGCGAACGCCGACAGCTATCAGGTGATCCTGCGGCACTTCGGGTGCTTTGGACGGCACGAGATCGGCGTTCCTGGCGTTTCCCCCAGTCTGGTCTGGCCCGTCACTCCCGCTCTCGGCTTCACGGCCACCCTGGAGCGCGGCGACGGACGCGGCCTCGGCGAGATCTGGCAGAACGTCTGCTTCTCGCGTGATATCTCGTGGGGGGTCCGTAAGGGCTATCTTGTGCAACCTGTCGGGCATCGGCTGGAGATCGATGTTCGAACCGATTTTGACACTGGGGCGGCCCGGACATTCAGCGAGTCTGCCAATCAGCAAGATGTCTTATTGATTGATTCTCTTGCCCCGGAGAAAATCGTCGAGAAGTGGTTGGAGCTCGCCAAGGACCGACCGACGGTCGCCTTCATGCCATTGGTGCGGTCCGCCTGGAAACTCTGGGAAGCGTTTGATCGATCAGGTATTGAGGCTCGTGTCATCTCCGGCGACATGCCGACATGGCAGCGCCGCACCTACCTCGAAGAGTATGAAGCCGGCCACCTCCAGGTTTTAGTCAACGCCATGGTGCTCACTGAGGGCTGGGACTCTCCACGTACTAAGTGCGTTATTGTCGGGCGCCCCACGAAATCTCGGCCACTGTTTGTCCAGATGGCTGGCCGCGGGCTTCGGCCGGCGCCGGGGGTTCCGGTGGAGGACCAGAAATGCATTCTCTTGTGTGTGGCGGACTCCACCACGGATCTGTGCACGGTCGCCGACCTCTCCGACCGGAAGCTCGATCGTCGGGCGCAGGGCGCGCTGACCGCCATGGAGGACCAGTGGGACCTGGCAAAACAGGCCGGCGTCGAGCCGGATCCCACCGCCTACTGGACCGGCCAGGTGGACGCGCACGAGTTCGATCCCCTGGTCACGCGCAGTTCGAAGGTCTGGCGGGCGACCGATCGCGGTACGCCCTTCCTGCCGATCTCGAAGGACGGTGAATACGTCTTCATCGTGGGCACCTCGGTATGGGTGCGCGAGGCCATACCCGGCGCCACCGGCCTGGGGCCCTTCTTCAAGATCGGGCGCTTGCACAAAGATCTCCCCGACCTGGAGCTCGCCATGGCCACTGCCGAAGATGAGGCGCAGGAGCGCGGTGGCGACCTCGGCCGGCTCCTGGCCGACAAGGCGCGCCCGTGGCGTAAACAGGTGCCGTCGGCGCAGGCTATCGAGCTTGCCCACCGATACGGCCTCGGTAAGGAGGTCGCGAAGATCATGGAGTCGAAATCCGGCGGGAAGGCGGGGCGGCTAGCCGACCTCATCGCGAAGAAGACGGCAACTCGTGCGCTCGAACCGACGGTAGAGAAAATCAAGGAGGCGACTCGGTGAGATTCATCCGTGACTGCGAAGAAGACGGCAACCCGTGCGCTCGAACCGACGGTAGAGAAAATCAAGGAGGCGACTCGGTGAGATTCATCCGCGACTGCGATGGTGATCTCTATATCGAGATTCCCGGCAGGCCTGGATGGTTTGCCAGTGCCTTAACCTTCCAGCGCGGGAAGAAGTACGTCGAGCTATATTCATACGAGGAACGCGAGATAGTCGAAGAGGGCCCGTTCGCTGTGGAATGGGAAGCCAAGCAATGATTGGGGCGATCATGTGGATGTTCTTGGCAGTCCTGGCGCCCCTTCCGGTTTCTATCATGATGTGCGCCCCGCAGCGATTGGAGGGGAGGGAATGAGTCGACGCTGCTGGACGTGCAATACTGAGCACAACATGGATGAAGCGTGCCGGCAGTCTCCCGCGGCAAGGTCTCGGCGCGCGGCGGGCGGCAAGGATGACTTCTTCGACGACACGCCGTCGGGCAACATCAAGCTCGGTCCCGTTCTCACGGCACAGTTCGAGTCCGAGGATTCTTGCTGCGGCGATGGGATCATGCCCGGCGAGGATATTCGCGCGGACGGCGAGGGCGGCTGGATCCACGCGAGAGAAGACTGCGAAGGGATGGCGTGGTGAGTAAATCGACGTGGGTTGTTCTGATCATGCTTGGCCTACTGTTGGCGCTGGTGGCAATCGACCCGGGCGGAATGTTTTGCGGAAATGGAGCATGTGGCAAGTGACTGACGATCTCTTCGATTCCCCCTACGCGGACGTGACTACTTCACTTCGCCAACAGGCCATCGACGCTGGCCTTGACGACTTCTTCGATGATTCACCGGCCGATTCCGAACTCTACGGAGTTCGGAACGGCCGGTATCGCTTTCCGCCCCCGCCCGGTATACCGAATAATCCTCGGGGTTGGATGCGTATGACCAACCTGGCATCCGCTTTCTCGGATCAAGAGCGGTTACAGAAGTGGCTGACCTGGAAGACGATGATCGGTCTCCGCGATCACGAAATCATCTTTGACGAGTGGATGGCCGAACGCCTCTCTCACCTCACCGAGCAGCAAGAGCGAGACCTGGCGAACGAATACGCCGAGCGCGCCCGAAAAGCGGCCAGGGCAGACCACGCCGCGCGCCGCGGCACGGCTCGGCACGAGATGATGGACACCTACTTCTCTCACGGCGAGCGCACCGGCACGCGGGCAATGCTAGCCCAGCTCGATTCCCTGATCGAGCAACTCGATCGGCTCGACCTCGAAGTGATGGAGACTGAGTTCTACGTCTGGCACCCCCTGGCCGGCGGCACGATGGGCAAGGCGGACGCGCGCGTGATGTGCCGACGCACCGGCCAGATCGGCATCCTCGATCTCAAGACGCAACGCTCGTTCTGGACGTGGCAAGAGATCTGCGGCCAGCTTTACGGGTACGAGTCGGCGCCCATGCAATGGCACGGCCCGAAGACGATCGAGGGCGAGTGGCGCCCGACGCTCCCCGGCGCCGATCGGCGGCGCCTTCTCGGCCGCCCGGGCACCGCCCTCGCCGGCCGGCCAGTCGCGCTGGTGGCGCACATGCCCCAGGCGCCGGGGCCTGACCAGCTTCCCGTGACGATCAAGCAGATCCCCCTGGACTACGGCCGTGAGGTGCTGGAATGCGCCGCGCGCAACGTCGAGCTCCGCTCACGTGGCCGGTCGACAGCCCTAGCCAGGATGCCGGTTCAAGATTTTCCGGCATGGGGTTGACAGGGCCCACTCCTCTGCTATGCTAGAGGTATAAGCGAGAGAGAGCGGAACGGAAACCGGGAAGGCCAACCGGAACCGATTCGATCGAAGCGAGGCGTCGCGGGTGATGGGTAGCTCCGTAACTGAGCAGGCCCGGGGGTTCAATTCCCACCCGAATCCCGCTCTCTCTTGTGGAACTCTAGGCAACATTATTGACCGGCAAGGGAAGCGGAACGGCAGACACGGAACCTTCGGGTGGCACACGACAGAATAGGATTGTGGAGCCGAAGTAGCCGAGATGATCCGGGGAAATGGTCATCGTTGTCGCCATGAATGGCCATAATTTCGAGGGTTCCGCGAGTCGGTAGGTGGTTAGGCCGGCATCGTCCATTGATAACTTCAGAGATTTGATCGGATCTCCAGTCGGAGTCAGGGAATAGTCCCGCCGATAGGCTCGATCTGGTCACGATGGGTTTGGGTCGACCGGTTCCCATCGTGAAAATAAAAAACCGGCGCATGTCCACCTAGCTCAATTGGCAGAGCGCCCGACGGGGAGGTTCCCGGTTCGGATCCGGGGGTGGACACGGTGGTGGGAGGGATACCCATCCGGACCGCGACTGTGCCGGGCCATCCAACCTGGAGCGACGGCGGGACGCATCAGGCGCCAGGCTCTAACCCTGGAATGCCGGATGAATCGAGTAAGGAATGACGATGCTAACCGTCAATTAGTCGGGATACAGATCATTCCTTACTCTCTCGCCCCGCGGCCGGCATGGGTCGGAGGAGTTTAACTCTGCAAAGGCTGATCGATCTCAGCACGGGGCACGGTTTGCTGAAGTGAGTACCTCGGTTAGGTCATTGTTCCAGCGGTGGCACGGAGCCCAGCGAAAGCGGAGGCAATGTTCAGTCTGGAAGCTGGACAGTGCGATAGTTCAAGGAGAACCCCCCGACTGATGGGGTAATCCAGGTATCAAATCCTGGTCGCACGCGGGGAGACAGTCCGATTACGGGCCTATCCTACGGGCATTGGAACTTGAGAGAGTCCGAACGTTGGCCCGGAAAACTAACGGTGGAACTCCCGGAGATGCGGCCCGCGGCACGCATGACAGATCGGAGAGACGATCAGTGAGGGGGCGGGTGCTAACTTGCTTCAGCAACTTGGCGCGACGGAAAGCCGGTAAGACGACTACCGTAACCGCCCCCTCGCCAAGAAAAAGACAGAGAAAGAGACGAAGAGGCGAGAAAAGAGACGAAAAGCATGCCAAGTCGAGCGTTAGGCATTGCACTGGGAATCGCCTCGGGTGCCCCCATGATTACGCCCAACCTCGATCGGGCGTGGTCTCCTCGCGCAGAGAGGGAGCACGGAACTATGACCGAGAGCACCACCACGGAAGACCTGGAATTCTTCGACGACGCGACCGAAGAGTTCCCCGGCAAGGAAGATCTCAAGGACCGCTTGGTTCTGGTCTGGGCAACCGGCAAGCACGGAATGCGGGTCCCCAAGGCCGGTGACAACCGGAAGCCATACCCCTGGTATGAAACGATCACGCTCGTGATCGATGACGGCCCGAACTGGGATGGCATGAAGATCGTCGACGGCGATCGGAAGCCGATGCTCGTTCCCTCGGTCGCGGCCGAGGGCCCGCAGTTGTTGGACAACTTCCAGTTCTCCACGAACGGCATGACGGCCAGGCTGGCGCAGCGCGTGGACGGTGACAAGCCGAAGACGTTCAAGCCGTTCCTCGGCCGCATCAACAGCCGGAAGAACAGCCAGCCTGGATGGTCGGCTTCCTGGTCGATTTCCGAGCCCACCCCCGAGGACAAGGAAATTGCCCGGAAGTATGTCGAGAAGGCCAAGGAGATCTCGGCCATGCTCGAAGCCCGGGTCAAGGGCGTCGACTCGGATGACGCCGCTTTCGACTGATTTACCTCGGGGCGAGGGCAGCCACATAACAGGCGTGGGGATGAGGACGGGCTGATTGGTCTTCTTCGTAGTGAATCCTCTCGCCGGCCTCGATCCACAATCTTTACAGGGAACGAGAGAGGGACTGCCTCCGAACTCTCGCCGAATCTGCTAGACCTCTCAGCAGTTTCCCGAAAAAGAGAGGTAGGGAGAAAATCGACCCGATTCCTCAATCGCCGGGGTGGGAGTTGGATCGAGACTACGGGCACGCTTTCTACCGTGTCTCCCGAAGTAGATAGGGCCCGGATTCCTCGGCACGGAGGAATCCGGGCCTTTCCCGTGTTCAGGCTACTGAATACGGGAACTGAAGTCCCAAAAGGAGGATCATGGAGCATTCACTCAGTCAAGACACCAAAGAGTTCATCGTCCATCTCGTCCACGCAGGACTTCGGCTCGACCTCGAAACGGTCGACCGGCTGCTCGCCAAGTGTCGCGATGCGGCCGAGGTGAGGACACCGGCCGGCATGGAGCCGTGGCGCATCCTGGTGCCCACCGAGCGTGGTGGCTCGCCGAACTACCAGGTCGCCTGGATCGACGGCGCCAATCAAATCCGCTGGGTTCGCGAGGATCACACGCCCAAGCCCGGATCCGGCCTCAGGCAAGTATTTCTCGGGGAGCCGATATGAGCAGTCTTTCTGACCTTCGCCCGGGGGATATCGGATAAGATGTTTGCATGTCCGATCGAGTGGAGTATCGAAGCGTCGTTGGCTGCCCTCGTTACCAGGTGGGGGCCGACGGCTCCGTCATTGGTCCGTCGGGGCGGAAACTCAAGCCGGGACTGGACGGGTACGGCTACCCGCAGGTGCTGATCTACCCGGGCAACGGGACAAGGTCGATGCGAAAGGTGCATCACCTCGTAATCGAAGCATTCACTGGGAAGCGACCCACGCCGAAACATCAGGTTGCCCACTGGGATGGGGACTCGCAAAACAACAGCGTAGCAAATCTGCGATGGGCGACAGCCAAAGAAAACATTGCTGACAAGATTCGTCACGGTCGAGTGACTCGCACGTCTGGCGAGACAAACGGTCAGGTCAAGTTGACCGCGGAGAAAGTGCGAAAGATACGCGCCCGCATCTCCTGTGGCGAAAATCAGTACGATCTAGCCGCTGAGTACGGCGTTAAACAACCCACCATTTCCAATATCGCTACTCGAAAAACATGGAGTCACCTTGAGTAGTATTTCTGATTTGACACCGGGTTGCATCGGTTTCGGGCCCATCAAGGGTGCCGCGGGTGCGCTGGTGAACGCCGGCCAACTGCTACTCGGCGAGGGCTTCCACGTGGGGGACCTCGACATCCGGCACGTGTTCGTGGTGACTAACGTTAGCACCGCTACACCCGTCTACCCCGAGCCCGGTAACCCGTACCTGTCAATACTCGCCGTGGAGGCAATGCCAGCGGGCGCGCGGCATATTCCGATCGAGGACCGCTGGACGCCGGAGTATGCCTACGCCCGTCTTCCAGAGGATTACCCTGGCCAAGCCGAAGATGCCGCTGTCGTTGCCCAAGCGATGATCGGCACGCCGTATTCCTTCCTGAGCTATGCTGCCCTGGCCGCGTGGCGCTTCGGGCTCGCGACGCCGCGGCTGGAGAAATGGATCGGGCGGCGCCGGCCGGCTGTCGAGCTGGCAACCAATCAGCCCGTACTCAAGGCTCGCGGAGAGCCGGTAGAGGTTGCCCTCCCCGCTGAGGCTATCTGCTCCGTCCTGGCCGATCAGGCGTGGACGTTGGCCGGCAAGAAGGTGATGCAGGGCGTTCCGCACCAGTGCGTGACTCCGGGCGCCCTGGCGAAGCGTCTTCTCTGGATGCCGGATGTGAGGTGGATGGTTCCGGAGTAGCCACTCCTCTGCTATAGTTGAGGTGAAAGGGAGGCAATCATGGCACATATCCTGATCGTTTCGGAGTCCGATCCCACGTTCGTGATCAAGATCGAGCAGACCGAAGACGGCGAGGTTTACGGCGTCTGCAATCGGTGCGGCGAGAAGATCTCGGACAGAAACCACTTCGGGGGCACCATTCATGTCAATCAGATTCACGTAGACCGCAACGACTGCTGGGTAATCCTCTCATGAACGATCTCAAGGAGATTCTGGAGGCGATCACCTGGCTTCAGTGGGCCATGCTGGCGATACTTCTTCTGGCCGCGGTTCTCTGCATCTACGCGGGGATCGATCCGGTGGAGAAGGAGATCCCGCGGCGACCGATGCCGCTACCAAAGAAGCGGCCGGAGAATCTTCAGGAGTACGTTCCTCAGCACTCGATCGATGCGCCGACGCGGCGCAACCTGGCGCCGGTTTTCGATCACAAGCCGAAGCCCCCACCTCCTGGCCGGATCCACTGGCTCGCCAGTGATGAGAGCCAGGGATTTTGGATCTGGAAGCAAGACCAGTAGTATTGGTGAAGCAAGCCCCGGAGCCGTCGATCTCTCCGGGGTTTGTCCATATTAAGTGTCGGAAACTTTAATCTACAAGCAGACGAGTCCAGGCAAGAGAAAGGGCCCCGCGAGGGGCCCTTGATCCTTTACTTCCAGGTTTCGGCCGTCACCTGCATGAAGGGAAGAATCCCCTGCGAGCGCCGGTGAAGCGCGTTCCAGAGCGGCGTGCCCATGACCCATCGGGCGAAATCCCTGGCGGGCACGCCGGCCTCTTCTGCCCAGTGATGTCCGTCGACGATCAGGCGCCGCGCCGCGTTGGCCGCGTACGTCGGGTGCATGCTGGCGATCACGACCGCCTCGCCCCTGCTCTCGCTGAGGTAGCTCTCGGTCTGGTGGAAGTAGAAGTTGACTAGATTCTTCATGTCTGCCTCCTTATACCTCAACTATAGCAGAGGAGTAAAATCCGCCGCAACCTCTGCAACCAAGATTTTTCGGTATAAACCAAGAAAGGGCCCCCGCGGGGGCCCTTTCTGATCTTCCTCAGTATTCCCTGGTCACTTCGGTGGTGAGGGTGGATCCCTCCGGGGCGCTCGCTCGGTAGCTCTCGCGCAGTGCCCGGACCTGGTCTGCGGTCTGGCCGGTGATCTTTTCGGTGAGGGGGGCGTTCGTTCCGTTCTCCAGATTAACGATGATCATATAGGTCATTTCTGCCTCCTTGGTTGTTTCCTTCTTGCTTATACCTTAACTATAGCAGAGGAGTGGATACCTCCGCAACCCTCACAACCAAGATTTTCCGGGAGAAATTAGGAAACGTTTGCTTGTAGATTAAAGTTTTCTGGCTCCGGCTCTCACTCCTCTGCTATAGTTGAGAGAGGAGGTAGACATGAATCTTCACCGTATTCGCTGGGCTGTACGCGGCGTGCTGTTTCTCGGCGTGGCCGCGTCCGTGGTCGCCAACGTCCTGCACGCCCTCGACAACCCGATCAGTCAGGCCATCGCGGCGTGGCCTCCGCTCGCGCTGCTGCTCACCGTGGAACTCATCTCGCGCGTGCCGATCCATAAACGCTGGCTGGCCATCGCCCGCGTACTGGCCACGGTGACCATCGCCGGGATTGCCGCGTGGGTGAGCTACTGGCACATGGTGGGCGTGGCGCAGAGGTACGGCGAGGCCGGCGCCGCGCCCTACCTCATCCCCTTCTCAGTGGACGGTCTGATCGTGGTGGCCAGCATCTGCCTGGTCGAGCTGGCCGGCCGAATTGGCCAATCGGTGGCCAGTGGCCAATCGGTGGCCAGTGGCCAATCGGTGGCCAGTGGCCAGTCGGCGGTTGACTACGTGGCCGAGCTGGCCGAGCCGGACATGGCCAGTTGGCCAGACCCGGTGGCCACCCAGCCCCTTGGCCAGTACCAGGAGCGGATGGCCAGCGACGCCCTGCCGGAGGATCTGGCCACCGGCGTCGGCCAGGAAGCCGAGCGTTGGTTGGCCACGATGACCAAACCCGAGCAGCGCGGCCAGGTGGCGCCGCCGCCCCTGCCCCGGCGCGAGCCCGGTGCCAGCGGCCCTCAGCCGGTGGTGCCGGCCGCGGCCCGTGCGCTGCTGCAGGCCTGGGACCCGTACGTGGTGGCCAAGGCCGACGTCGACACCCTGCTCGCCGCGCACTTCGGCAGGAGCGAGCGCGTCGTCCGACGCTGGCGGACCACCGTACGTCCGGGCGCCTGAGAGCCGGCGCACTTCGACTGCAGCAAAAGATCTTGAAGACGGCAGCGGGGCTCTCGCGTGGGAAAGGAGGAAACCCGCGCGAGAGCCCCGCTGGATGAGGGCCCGTCCGATGCCCAGGGGAAGCCTACCGTTAACGGTCGCACCCCGCCTCTGCCCAGCTCAGGACGCTTACCGGTGAGCCCTTGACGGTCAAAAAACTCGAGGTCTGCTTAGGGTACCCTAAGCAGACCTCGAGTTTTTTCCGGCTGCGGCGAGCACTCCCGCGCGCCACTCCTTCAGCTCGCCGAGGTCATACAGTCGGGCCTCGCGCAGGCCGTACTCCTGGCCGTCCGGCTTGGCCAGCGGCGCCGGGAAGCCGGCGGCGTTGGCCGCGGCGTCGCGCAGGCCGCGCAGCGAGAGGGCCATCGGCCCCGACTGGCCGGGCAACTCGTCGATGGCCATGGCCAGCGTGACGGCCGACGTGATGGCCAGTTGGCCAGCCCTCTGGCCATTGGCCAACTGGCCATCCGACTGGCCACTGGCCATCCCCTCAATCTGGCCAGTGGCCATCTGCCGGCCGAGCACCGGCCCGCGAACGGGACTGGCCAACTGGCTGGCCATGGCCATCTCGCGCTCATCGATCCATGGCGCCCGGAGGATGAAGAACTCGTCGCCTTTGGCCAAACCCCAGTTGCCTCGCGGTCCGCCTGGCCACGCGACGTAGGGGATGCCGTCGGCCAGCATCTTCCAGAGCTTGCGGTCCCATTTGGCCATGAGGCGGCCTCCCTGGAAGCTCTCGCGCACGTCGCCGCCGCCGCCGCCGAAGACGCCGGCGGACAGCCGCTGTGCCGCGGCGAGCACATGCATTTTCAGCTCGCGCCCCATGAAGACGCTCTCCTGCATGGCCACCACGGCGGGCGAGATGGCCGGCGGATCGAGCTCGGCCAGATCGAGGCCTCGATCCATGGCCAGTGCCAGCCCTTCGACCTTCGAGCCCGCGCACTCCTTCTCGCAGTCGGCCAGCAGCGCGCGGGCGGGGCGCATGATCTCCTGGCGCCGCACCTTCCAGTAGCGCGTGAGGATCTTGATCTGAGCATTGATTTCCTCAGCGCACAGCCATACGCGGCGCTGCTTCTCCAGTTCATCGAGCGGCAACCCGATCCGGCGTCGCATCTCCTCGGCTACGGCGAGCCAGCCCTCATGCAGCTCCACATCGGTGACCGCGTACCGAACGCGATCCTTGGAAAATCCAGCGGCCCACCGCATGTGGCTGAAGCGCTTCGGGTCGAAGATGAAGATGCCATCGCCGCGTAGGATGCGCTGCCAGAGGATGAAGCGCACAAGCACGCTCTTACCCGAGCCGGCCGCGCCCGAGAGAGCGATGTGCGGCGCATCCTCGGCCAGACTGACGCGAACGATGTGCCCACCGGCGCGGCGGCCGAGCACGATCTCATCGTCCGGGCATTCCTCGATAGCCTTCCGCATCTCGGAGAACTTCAGTTCCTTCGGCGGAAGCGGCGCGGCGAACAGCTCGACTCGCGCACCGTTCTCTGCCCAGTCCGCGGAGATCGGTGCGGGGATTCCCAGCGCCGCACCGACATTCTCCGTGATCGAGCGCTTGATGTTGGCAGACAGCACCGTTCCCGGGGGAAGATAGATCATGGCGCTTTGGCGCTCGCCGTCGGCGCGATCCGTTCCCCAGTCCCGCGGGAGGTGAATCCAGGAACGGCCGAGCTTGCGCGAGTAATTCGTCTTGAGGATGCGCGCCAGCCGCTTGGCCGCCGGATCGATCCACTCGCGGTAGCGTTGCCGATCACGGACCTGGAGCATCAGCCGGCGCGTGCCCCAGGTGACCGCCCCAGCCGCCAACGTGGCCTCATAAGCGCCCGCCCACCATGTCTCTACGGGAGTGAGGGGTGCGGCCAGCAGGAGCGCCGCTGGCGCAGTGATAGCGGCATGTCGACGCACGAGACGCTGCCAGCGTGGCCGACTAAGGGTGATATACGGCCGAGCGCGGTAATCGATCGTGGCGCCGTGCAAGAAGGTGGCATTGTCTCCGTTGTTGAGGATTGGCCTTCCCGTGAGGAAGTAGCGTGCGGCGATCCGCGGGATGGATGGCATTGGTCAACTATACTGCACCAGCAAAATATGCAAGTTGCACCTTCAAGTGCAACTTGCATTATTTCAGTTGCACTTGCATCTCATCCACACCTCTGCAATAGTGGAGGTATCATCGGCCGGTACGGGCTGACGGCAACACACCAAGTCCCCGTATCGGCCGAGTCGCTTTTAAGGGGAGAGATTCGGACATGAGGGGCTTACGACTCGTCACCTACCTGCTCGGCTGCACCGCCATACTGATCGGCTTCTGCCTACTGGTCGCCGGCCTCCATATGTTGGCATCCGGCCAATGAGGACGCCTGCAGCGTGGCTGCGCTCGTGCAAGCGCAGGAGGCCGGGAATTTACCTCTACCGGACGCGCCGGCACCTTCAGCCCTGGCGCACAGAGTGGGGGTACGGTGGCAAGTCTAAAAACCTGAATATTCGCGAGCTGTGCCACAAGGGCGAGTGTCGGCGGCATGGCGGCTGCATCGAGAAGCCCTGGCATGATCTTGTGGTCTATCGCTGGAAATGGCAGCTTCCATGGTGGATGGGCTGGGACTGGATCCTTCTTCCTATTGAGACCCTGATGCTCCTTCTCGTCAGACCTCGCTACAACACGCAGAAGAATCCGCGGCGCGATAAGGTTCGACCGGCAGAACAAGCAATTCAGCGGCGAGTCCGCGACAGCGCGCCGACAACGTACCGGGCTCGGGTAGCTCGAATCCGGCTGACAAATCTGATCATTCGATACGCGGCGGTTATCATGATCGTTACGGGGATTGGGGGCTACCTGTGGGAAAGGATCTAACCAATGGAGAATTGACACGCGCACGGATGACCCATGGAGAATTAACGCAACGTCTCTATCGGGGCGAGATATACCCCGTCCAGGGTCGCGAGGTGCTCACGGCCACCTACTACAAGCGGTACGAGTTGGTGCGTTACGCGCGCATGCTCGAAGGGCAAGGCAAGATTCAGATCGTCGGCCCCCCGCGGTGGTCGGAGAAGCACTTCGAGTGGCAACTTCCCGTGCACAGGATCGCCATGCCGGATACCCCGCCGCGTATCCCGCGCTGGGCATGGATGACGGCCGGTATCGCTTCCGTGGTGGGTGCTTTCCTCGGTCTGCTCTGGTGGGTGCTCACCTCGCTGGCCACGGTACCGTTCGTCGCCTTCACCGTGGCCGTTCTTGCCGGCCTCGCCTTTCTGGTGCGGCTCGGGCATTCGAAGGTCACCGTAGAGACCACGACCAAAGTCACTGTTCGCCGATGGTGAGAAAAGAAGAATGGCCCCAGATCGATGAAGATCTGGGGCCATTCTTCTTTTCAGCGGAGAACGGTTGCGTACTGCTCCACGTAGATGATGTCGATCACATCATCCGGGTCGCCGGTGTATGCCGACGACATTCCGTAGATCACGTGCTGGAAGACGTAGACGCCAGAGGCCGGCGCCGCGAAGTGGGCATGTCGGGGACTTACCCGGTAGTGCGGCGCATTCCAGATGTTCTCCCCCATTGGCCGGGCAATGATGCCGAGGTCCGAGAGGGGGTTTTCCGGATCGACGTACTGATTGTTGAATGTATACCGCAGAAAGTCAGCGGACAGGGTAGGATACGTCATATCCACCCTAGTCTCTACCGTGGACGCGAGAATGACAATATCGCCTTGTTCGAGCGTCAATCGAAGTTGCCCCGCCACCACGCGCGGGGGCGGATTGCCGGGCGTGTTATTGGTGATCGAAGCAAAGGCATTCTTGCGCTCGTTGCTCCGGACAGTGAAAGTCACCGGTTCTTCTTCAGCCAGGCCGAGCCGAGACCGATCACGGTGGCGATACCGGCATTTGCCAGGGTCACCCACCAGCCAGTCTGGCCGTCTAGATCAACCCGGTTCAGCGAGTCCACGAGCCCCTGGATGGCCGCGAACATCACGAATGAAACGGCGAGGCCAACCTTGCTCTCCTTGGCGAGGCTCTTGCTGCCGTCACCTTCCGGGCCCGAATTCATCGGGCTGTTTCCGTAGTTGCTGGGCATTTCTCCTCCTAAAAGGGCCCCGGGGATGTCCCCGGGGCCCGTACCTGACGGATGGATGGATCAGTGGGTCTCGCCGGCGGCCTGGTCGAGCTGCACGCCGTCCAGGATGGTGGAGTCGAGCTTGCTCAGGTGGTCCAGCACGCGGCCGGTCACCTCGTGGTTGGCCGGCAGCCGGGCCTCGTTCAGGGCCTCGATCAGGTCGGCGACCTTGACGGTCGCGGCCTCGGGCTCCTTGAATGCGCTCTGGCTGACGTTGGTGATCGCGCCGTCTGCCCACTGGACGGAGTACTTGTTGTTCACGGTGTCGATGCCGAGGATGGTGCCGGTCTGGCCTGCGTTGCGCCCGCGGGAAATGGTGCCCTTGTCTCCGATGTTCATACCTCCACTATACCTCATGGAGGCGGGCAACCCAATACCACGCGCAACTCTCTCAAATCCTGAGCATTGTCTTGCCCGAGCTGGCTCGGGGGAGGGTTCTCTCGGTAATTGTTGTCAAGCGCGACAACGATCCCGCACACGGAGTTCTTGATCCTGGCGTTCTGTTCCTGAAGCTCGCGCCGCGCCTCTCGACCACGCTCGGCGTTCCTGGCCGACACAGTAAGGCACAGCGTCGTGGCCAGAATCGCGGAGAGTACCGATGACCCCACACTGACCGCGGTCGGCCACCACGCCGGCCGAATGTGCTCATCCTCCCTCACTCGCCCTCCTCACCTGAAGATGATGTAGATGAGGAGGGCGGCGAGCTGGAAGATGGAGAGCCAGAGCCAGACTCGTCCCCAGCGACGCGGCGCCAGATCTCGGCCGCTCCCGGGACCCCCAGGAGCGCTCCTACGAGGAGAAGTAGCCCCCAGCTTGGTTCGCGGTCGCTGAGCGCCTGGAGATAGATTATTCCCCAGCTCAGGACGAAAGTCCCGAGGTCCCGGATGACCACCCATCCGCCGGGGCCCCGGCGCCGACGGCCGGATCGGGTATCGCGCCGCACGATCACTCATGATCCACCAATCTGGAGCGAGAATGCATCCTCGCTCCGGTCAGTCTATCGAGGCGGAAGGCCGGCCACGCCCGACGGCGGGATCGGGGGCGCCGGCTCGATCAGGGCGAGAATCCGGTCGATTTTCTCGCCCTGTAGCCGCGATTCCGTCTCGATGCGCGTCAGCCGCCCCTGAAGAGTCGCGCTGTCGTCCGCCTCGCCGTCGCCGT